GGACGTATTCGATCGGCGCGAGATAACCGCCGGCGGTATCGCTGCCGACGTTCAGAGACTTCCACTCTGCGACTGCGTCGTTGATCGCCTTCTGCTGCTCGGCCGGGAGGTTGCCGATACCGCCGACGATTATGCCGTTCACGACGCCACGGGACCAATCGTTCCAGCTCTTTTTCTGCAGCGCCTTCGCCTCTTCGGCTCCGCCGGCGCCAGGACGCTGAAGACGCAGCTGCAGCTTGTCGAGCTGGTCCTTCATCTCTGTGTCGCGGTCCTTCGCAGCCTTCAGTTCCAGCTCTGCCGTGGTGAGCTTTTGATTTAGGCCTTCGTACTTCACGATTTCAGCTTCGATCTTCGTAAGCTTTGCGACAGTCGTCGGATCGGCCACGCCCTTGGTTTCGATTTCCTTGAGGCGCTTTTCGTTCGTGGCTTTGAATTCCTCGAACGCGGTCATGATCGGCTGAACCGCAGCCTTCAGTTCAGCCGGATCGATTGCCCCCGCCGCGGCAGTTGCGAAGATGAGACCGGGATGCGGGAGCATTGAAGCCAAGACACCGGCCACTTCAGGTGCGATGGCGAACAGAGAAAGGGCGACGAGCAGCACAATGGCCGCCGCCCACACATAGCGGGACGATTTCATTTTGGTAACTCCCTATGGGATTGGTTTGGGTCAGCGACCGCGGATGCGGTCAGCGACGTCCTTGATGAACGCCACGTTTGCGCTCGCCCTGTCCTCGTCCCGAGGGTCCAGCTGAGCCTTGAAACCGCCCGACGCGATGGCCTTGGCGGCGGCATGCGAGAACCCACCTACATCCCGTAGGAAGTCCTCGAATTCACGAATTGTTTTGACGTCGCGGGCAGCCTTTACGGCGCTGACGCGTGCGCGATCGTTCGAGGGGAACGTCACGATGCTGAGCTCTTTGAGGTCGACCGCTTCGAGGCGTCGGCGCGGATCGCCCGGTTTTGTTCCGTTGGTGGCTTTCTTTGTGATGTACCCGATCGACAGGCCATCCAGAACGCCAGACTTCAGCCCCTCATAGATGTATTGGCCTTTTTCGGTCTGGAGTGCGAAGAGCTTGCCCTCGACCTTGAGCCCCTTGGAGTTTTCCTCCATCGCGGTCCATTGACCGATTGGAAGCATATCTTCCGCAGCGCCGCCGAACATTCCGCCGCCATGCTGCAGCATCATTGGGGGAAGTTTCCCCTTGGCTTCCCAATCGCGAAGAGTTTCCTTGAACGCGCCCTTTTCAATGACGTCACCAAAAGCATCAACATTGCCGAAGATTGCGCCGTAGCCTGTGAAAAGCCCCGCCTTGTCGCCGGCGGCGAACTTCACTTCGAAATCGCGGTGCTCCGCTACAGCAGCAGAATCCTTGCGCTCGATGCGCTGCCTGAGGTTCATTGCCCTACTCCTTGGGAGTTTTTTGCGTCACAGGTTCCGATACCGGCTTTATGTTGCCGTCTTCGTCGACGGTCGCCATGTTCTGCGGCACGAGCGGATCATCGAGACCAGAGCGCTTGTTGAGGTTCAGCTTCTGGCGGGCCTCGTTCCGGGTCATCACGCCGATGTTGATCATTTCCCTTAAGAACGTCGCCTTTGCCGAGAGGTCGGCGTGCAGCAGCGCCTCGATGACACACTCCACATCGACGCCGTCGCGCCGCTGCGCCGGCGTGATCAGGTCCCGGCGGATGACGCCTTGCCAGCGCTGAACCCACGGGCCCAACGAGTGGACGTTGTGAGCGTTGAAGAACTGCTCTGCCGACGCGAACGTCGCAGCCTTGTCCGCCTGCATGACCATCAGCGGGTAGACCATCATGAAGCGGCAGACCTCTTCGACCTGATGGCGCCGTACCGCGAGGTGCTCCGAATCGACGCCCGTCATCGACATCGGCGTGAACTTCGCCGAGTCGTCCAGGATCATTGTCTTGAACTTGTTGGTGACACCGGTGAAGCCGGCAAGCCCCACTTTCAGCCGCTCAACCTGTGGATCGCTCAGCTTGTTCTTGAACGCGATGATGCCGCCGGCCTGGGCGCCGTTGGCATGGAAGCGCGCGTGCGTCTCTTCGGTCGCGATCGCGAGGCCGATCGCGTCTCGCGCGGTCTGGATAATGTCGATCCCGCAATAGCTATTCCAGGACGGGCCTCGGAGATGCAGGATTGACGACGACGAAAGCCTATCAATCGGTTTGCCGGCGAAGTCTTTCAGCTCGTAGAGAAGCGAGTAGTCCTTGTCCTGAATGACCGTCACCTGGTTCGGCATCAGCGGGATCAATTCCCGCGGCTCGTCACCGATGCGGTTGATATAGGCGTACCCGCCCTTTGCGAGCACGGCATGAAGTGTCAGCGTTTCGATGAATTCGAATGCGGTCATCCACTCATTCGGCTGATCGTGCAGCAGTTCGTAGAGTTTCAGATCGCGCGCCGGCGTTTTATCGCCATTGTCGTCTTCCCGCTGTGCCTTGAACGGCAGGGCCGCGACGCCTTCGGCAATAACGCGGGCGCACGCCAGCACAACCGACGTGCGCAACGCGGAATCGAGATTGACGCCAACGCCGGACTTTACCGTTGCATCCTCGCCCCACAGCTTTTGCCACGTGAGCGCGGATATATCCGTCGCCTTGCGCTGAATCCCCTCGACGATTCCGCGCATCCTAGTTCCTTCTGTAGAGTAATGCGCCGACGAGGATGAAGAGGCCGGCGACGATGTACCCGGCCGGCGGATGAATCTCCCACGCTCCAAACGAGATCAGCGCGACGCCAGCGATTGCGGACCCGTCATGAGCGATTGTCGGTAGCGATCTGCGCAGAGCCGACAGAGCGGCCGCGGCCCGAGCGCGCAAACTTACAGGACCAGCAAGTCGTTCTTGTCGAGGTAGCTGCCGCCGATTGGACCCGCAAGCGATGCGCCGCGCGCCATGATGCCGCTTGTGATCCCGTCAATGCGCCCCGCCGACCGTCCCTTAACAGGCATCATGTTCTCGTTCTTATCCTTCTGCACACAGAGGTTTGAGGCCATCCAGGTGAGCACCGGATTGTTCCCGTGGTTGAACTTCGTGTCGACGAGGTAGTTCAGAAACTCCTTTGTCGGCAGCGTGTAGGATCTGAGACCCTGAATGAATTCGACGACGGGCACGCCGGCATCGGCCAACTCGAGCACGAGCTGCATCGCATTCCACGGATCGTACGGAGCGGTTTCGATCTGGTAGAGGCCCGCGTCCTCAAGGATCGTTTCTTTGACCCGCGCGTGGTCGACGACATTGCCCGGTGTCGCTTCCAGGAAGCCGGCTTCGACCCACGTCCGGTACGTTGCTTTGTTTCTGGTGTCGCGCTCTGAGCGCGCCTCAAGGGTGGCTTCTGGTGTGAAGAACCGCGGGACGAGGATGAACCGCTTTTCGTCACCGATTGGTGGGAACAACTTCAGGGTCGCCGTGATGTCCTGCTTTGACGACAAGTCGATCGCGAGGTAGCAGCTGCGCCCCTTCAGGCTCGCGAGGTCGATCTTGCCGCCATTCTGCGCCCACACGTCCATGTCGATTGCGCGGGTGATGTCCGATGTCCGGACATTGCAGTGATAGCGGAGAAACTCCGCTTTCTTTGTCGGGGAGGCGCGAGCGGCCGCGGCCATCTTCGCCATGAAATTCAGCTGCACCGTGACGCCAAGGTTTGGGTTTGCCTTGGCCCATTCCGTCGGATCGTCCCACTTTGCGGGATCGTCAACACAGGTCACGAACGCAAAGTAGCTGTCGTCCTCGAACGTTCCTTCGAGCACCTTAACCGCATAGTCGTGCTCGATGTCGTAGGCCGACTGCGGAGTATTGTCGCCGGCGGTCGTGATGATCATCAGCATCGGCTGACGCCGCGACGCCGTGCCCGACTCCATCAGGTTGCGAAGCGCTGCGCTCTTGTGACGATGGAGCTCGTCGACCGTCACGAAGTGCGGGTTTAGTCCGTCGCCCGATTTTTCATCGCTGGAGAGTGGCTCGAACTTCGATGTCGTGCTTTCGACCGATATTGCGGATTTGTGCGACACCACCATTGCCGACAGCTCCGGCGATCGCCGAACCATTTCCCGTGCCGTGCCGAATACAATGCGCGCCTGATCGCGTTTTGTCGCGACGCTGTACACCTCGGATCCCTGTTCTTTATCGGCGACGAGTCCATAGAGCCCGATACCCGATGCAAGCAAACTTTTCCCAGATTTTTTTGGCACCTCCCAATAGGCGGTGCGAAAGCGCCGGTAGCCGTCGGCGTTCTTCCAGCCGAACATCGAGCCGACGCCGAATTCCTGCCATGGCTCGAGAGCGACGCGCTTATTTGCCTTCTCGCCTTTTATGTGGCGCAGGAACCGGAAGAACGCGATGGCAAACCTGGCGTTCTCTGTGCTGAAGCGCAGGCCCCGTTCATGGCCGGTCTTAAGGTCGTGAAGGTGGCGCTCGCAGGCCTTGATCGCGAGCTTGCACGCAATGACGCGGCCGGCCACGACGTCCTTGGCATATGCGGTAACAGGATCAGTTGACCGACCGGTCCGGGTGGAGGTTGAGGAATTGTTCGAGGCTGGTGGCATCTTCAGGTCTGACGTCGCCTGGGTCCGGTAATGGTGCTGGTAGTTCGCCGCTCGCCAAACGCGGCCGCGAGGTTGGGTCGAATCCTAATAGAGAACCTGCCTTCATCATTCTAGCGGCAGCATTGTCGATAATTTTCAGGTACGGGGACGGAAGGACCTGGCCGTTGACGCGCGAGAGCATTCCGGCTGGATTATCTTTGTCCAGCATGTTCTGCGTTTCGACCGCCCGTCGCCACTGGTCTTCAGCATGGACCCAAACCGCGAGCACAGCCCGATCAATGGCGCGAATGATACCCCGTGGCGCGTGCTCGATCGCGTAAACCCAGCCTGCTTTCTGACTGTCGGTCATCCAGTCTGGCGGATTGAACTTTGCCGGTGCAGGTGGCGCTTCAGGTTCACCGCTGAGACGTGCGCGGTGCTTTGTTATGTTCAACGTGCCGTGCAGTTTGTGCAGTTCTGTCGGCTTTGGCTTGCGGCCCCGTGTCAAAAAGACCCCCTACCCCGAATTTCGGAATCGCGTACGCGAACC